AAAATTGAGGTACTGAAAATAAGTTTACTCTTCTAAAATATTTCAGTAAATTATCGTTTTGTGTAGATTGTTTGATGAAAGGGTCTACATTTAAAAAACTTAACAAGGCACCTATACCCAGAAACACAGACAGTGCTATATAATAACCTACAATATCGTCATGAGGTTTTTTATCCTTGTTCAAAATAGAAATCTGTGCAATTAAAAATATAAAAATTCCTGCACTTAATCCTAAGCCTATCAGAGAACTTTGGACGTCATAAAATTTATAATTTTTTAAAAATCCGTATAAATGTATTCTAGTATCGGTATCCATTTTATATATTTTATTTAATATATAAAAATCTTTTGATTAATTATTTAAGGCTATAGCTGACAAAACCAGAAACAACTAAAGCTACTGCTCCTGTGGCTCCAGCTGTTAAAATAGCCTCAGCATTTCTAGATTTTTTTCCTTCATCTGTGTCAGGGTGTTTGTTTTTTAAGAAGTAGTAAGCAGAGTAGTAGGTACAATAAATTAAAAAGAAAGTACATATTATGTATGAAATTAATAAATTAGTTGTACTTTGAGGAAAAATTATATAATTCATAAACCAGGCAGGAAAGAATAATATACCTTTGTAATAGAAATCTGCTCTACTTTCTAGACTATTATTTGCCCCTGGATCTCCTCCTTTCCCCAATTTTTTTAGTATGTATTGTTTAGTTTCTTTCCACTTCACCGCCACTCTGATATATCTCAACACAAAGATAGAAAGAGATATAGTGAATCCAAGAGAAACCCATTCCCAATAAGTCCTCCCTATACCAGAAGGAGAGTTATATATCAAACCAAATAAAAATGGAAACCCAAGCAATCCATATGTTATAAAAATAGAAGCCATTTTTATTTATCTAGTTTTTTATATTTCTTTGAAAGTTAGTTATACCTGACCCATCTGTAAGAATTATTTTTAGCTTTCTTAACTATCCAATCTCTTCCATCTCCTCCTTTCATAATAGTTCCCTCCTTGAATTCCTTGGCTTTACCAAGCGGGGCTTTTCTCTTTCTTTCCAATCCGTCATGCGTTTCTTCAATGTATCTAACCCATCTGAATGTCCCATTCTTTTCTTTGTTAATCCAATTCTCCCCATCGTTACCTCTTTTGATAGTTCCTTCCGGTAATTCCGAAGCAGGGATGGGAGGAGTCTTTTTACCAGTCACTAATCTAGTTCTTGTAGGTGTTGTGGCAACATTCTTAATTGGTTTCATTGGTTTCGGAATTCTAATTTCTCTAGAGACATCTGCTTTTTCTAATAAATCAATCATAGATGGATTTTTTTGACACACCATGATAACTCTGATTTTATCACCTTCTTCCTGACTCCATTCTTCTAACTGACCCTGACATCTTGGTTCATACCTATCTGCTTTCACAGAATTATCACCATATGTTTCTTCAATATACCCAACAGCGTCTTCTCTGGATTCTGCTTGACCTAATATTTCTTTGCCTTTAGCAACAATATAAATGTAACAGTCTTTCATTTTTTTATATTTTTTAATTAAATATATTTATTTTGGTTTGAATAAATATATCAAAAATCAGAAATTTCTGTTGGTTGATTTCTCCTGACAACAACACCGTACCATCTTCTTTGATGTTGTTTACCAAGTTTATCTGGTGTAGACAAAATCTCTGTCATCCTAGGTTTAGGTACAACTTGAACTTGAGGATATGTTTCTCTAAACCATTTCTTATATATCGGATAAATTTCAGAGGCCGTGACAGATTTCTTAATATCAACAACTTCGACAAGTCCTTTCCCTTTACACGTTTCACAAGTATTTTCTCCTTCAAATTCAATATCCTTACAACCTTCGCACTCAATTTTAATTTTAGGATTTTCTAACATTTCAGTAATAAAAGAAATATGAGGATCGTGTTTAGTCCAATAATCTCTCATCCAATCCTTGATGTATTTAGGAGGTGTTAAACCCTCGGTTCGATAAGTTTTATAATATTTAATTGAAATCCAAAGAAGAGCTCGAGCAAGATGTTCAATATTTTCTTCGAATCTTTCATCCATCCAGTAAGTTTTTGATTTCACTTGATCTTCATGAGTTTCTGGAACTTCAAAATTTTCTCCTTTTCTGATCCAACGGCCTTCAAAAGGAATCATACAGAATCTATTCTTTGTCGCTTCGTCCATACCAGTAATATCAGGAACAATGTTCAACACCATAATATTTTTGAAAGAAGTTTCAATAGATCCTCCGTCTTCATTACACGACCTGGCATAGAAACTATCTCCTCCTGTTAGTCTTTTAATTCTAGCACCTTTGAAAGAAGTATCGTCGTCAGGTTCTGCCGAGAAAGCAACACGAGCTCCGTCCGTCTGTGCCAGTTCTGGATTAGGGCCGCTACCTCCTCTTTGTTGAGCACTGAAGAAGGTTGCGGGAAGATCACAGTAATAATCTTCCAACATAGTTCTGATCATCTTTTGATACACACTCTTTGAACCATTAGTATCACCGATCCACATTCTGAAATATTTTTCTGAGTTTCTACCATATAACATGGAAGCAATATCCTTTTTCATATGATGATTGATAGAAGGTTCTGGGAAAACTTGTTCAAAATACTTCAGAAGAGCAATGACATCTGGATGGGAATAACTGTACTCACTCTGATAACTGACACCGACACTTTTAGTGACATAATCTTCTGGTTTTCCCTTTCTGGTGAAAGCGTCTCTGTCATTGACTTCGATAACACAGTTTTTACAACCCATCAATAAAGGGTTCTTGTCCAAAATCTTACCGAGATTTTCTTTGTAGAAAAATTCTTTGACAGATTTAACTAGAGTACTTCTGTATCTTTCTTTTTGGAGATCTTTGATTATCTCGCCTGTCTCATTCATCAAGTTTTCTAGTTCTTTTGATTTCTCTTTGTAAAGTTGACTCTTTCCACCAACTTTGTTCAAATTTAATTTCTCTTCAGCAAGCAAAGCTCTTTGGTTATCAAAACAAGGAATAAATTTTTCGGTGATTGTTCTTCTGATATAAAAGTCTTCTGATAACGGGACTAATTTGCTTCTTCTAAATTCATACCACCTTCTTCCAGAGTGAATATAGTGAAGCCAAAAAACTCTGTAAAAAGCTTCGGCGACAATATTATCCAGTTTTCTATTCTTGATAGCATCTATAATTTTTGGTCGACACCATTTCTCATGCCATGATTTATATTCTTTCAAATTATCTTCTTTTGCGTACCATGCCATTGTTTTAACTGTAATGTGTTCGTTGTCCAATGAAATCCATTTTCTCTGACAGTAGTTCTCATCAAATTTACAATCTTGATGATGTGTTGATCTGATCCATTCTTTCAAACCCATTTCATCTCCCTCTACAGAATGATAAAAAGCTTTGCCAATATCAAGAAAATAGTTTTCGTGAATAAATCTCTTAGGGGATAACATCTCAACCAGATCTTGGATGATTTCAAAATCTGTAGGATTCTCATTGTATTCTTCAATTTCTTCTTCTGAATAAACAGTGCTGGAAGAGAGATAACTTTTAGAAGAACCACTGAATTCTTCTCTCATTTGTGTATTTTCAAACCAGAACTCCAAACTTAACATTAGTGGAAGAAGATACATTCCCTTTTCCCCGGGATCTATGTCTTCTTCCAAAGAATCTACTTGATCAGAAATACATTTTTCCTGTACGATTAAACTGTGTTTTTTATAATTGTAGACATCATTGATATTGAGTTCTTTAAAACTTTTATCATAAACGCCTATGAAACAGCAAGGTGGTTGTTTTGCGTTTTCAGTAGACCCATAGTAAGGATAACTGTTTTTAATATCCAAGAGCCATTCGTCCCAATCTCCTTCGTCTGGTTCAAAAAGAAAGTTATTTTTCAATTTTGACTTACCAAGTTTCTGTAAGACCTTAGATCTAAAAACGTTCAGATAAAATTTTCTTTCTGTTTTACAGTAAGGGAATTGTATCTTCACCTTTTTGTAATATTTATCGTTCTCTTCCCAGTTAGGAGATTCTAGAATAACACAAATTAATTCTGAACTCTTAGAACTGATAAAAAATAATTCTTTGATAACTTCTTGAAAAAGTGAAACGAGACCTGAAATCATCGATCTTTCATAAAAGATAACATCTTCTGTATCTTGTTCTTCTGTATCATCTTTTATCGATTCTGAGTCAAAGGAAAATACAAATTCTCCGAATACAGGGATATTAGTTTTCACTGTCTCGCCAAGACTAAATATTGGGTGAATATTCCAACTTTTCAAATCTTTAACATACAAAGATTCGCAATAATTTTTATAAAAATTAATAACATTATCACTGTCTACAGAGTACTTCTTTTTATTTGTAAAATTAATAACGTTAAATACAGGATTGGAAGATTTTCTATTTAATATCTCAAAAATGGATGAATACTCAGACATTTTAGAAAATATAATTTCTTTATTAATTCATTTTCATATTTCATAAAAAAAAATATATAAAATTATTTATATATTTGGGGGTAATTGAATGTTATTTTTAAATTTGTCTAAAAAAGATGTCTATAAAGGGTTGATAAAACTGTTCGGCATTATCTGAAGAAGTTAAAGAGAAATTGACACTACTTTCTTGATCATTAATCTTTTCAAAAACTTCTTCAAAATTTTCTAACATTGTACCGTCTAGACTTAAGTCAAGACCTCTCAAAAGTAATCTTTTTTTGGTCTTTTTCTTGAACTTCAAATTATCAATTATTTTTCTAAAGTTGGTAATTTTATCTCTATTGTATGGATTTTCTTCTTTTTGTAAAATGGTTTCAAATTCTTTACAAGAAAAATGATGCATGATATTATTGTTAAATATAGATATTATGTCATCTTGATTGTAATCTTTAATTTTAACATAACATAAATCCAAAGAGTCATCGTCATCTTTTCCGTTCCCTACCTCTGTTTCGAACTCTATGGAATCCAAATATTTTTTATTAAAATTTTCAGAAAACCAGTCAAAATATTCTTTTGGACCTTTTTTATCTTCCATTATATCAATGTACTTATTTAATATTTTTTCCCCAGGTACATCCAAAGATATAATAGGGAACCCTAAAAGATAAGCAGAAAGAAAATTTGGCAATATATGAAAAAACCATCTTATTGATGATGCCTGATTAAAATCTTTAGAAATACAGTTCTTATAAATTTTATCATCTGTTTTCATTAGTTCCTTGTAATCTATAAATATTTGATTATAGGGGAAAACATTATAAAGTTTTTCCGAAACTTCATTTAATTTGTCTCTCAAATATTCTAAATAATCAGGAGACTCTTTTTTTAAAAATTCTATTCTCTCTTTCAAAATTTTTAAATCATTTTTCATATTCTCATTGTAATATAAATTACAATTTTTAAAATAAGAATCTATGTAGATGTCTATGTTCTTTAAATTTATTTGTTTTTCTCTAGAAATTAATTTCCAATCTGATGTCCATTTTATATAGTCATATGGGGTAGCATAATCTAAATAGAAATGATAGGGTTCCCCTGCTTTGTATTCGTGAAATTTAAAATCAAAAAATTCTCTGTCCGATTCATATAATTTAATTTTGGTATTTATTTTTCTTATCAATAAGTTAATCAAAACATAGTAAAAATCCTTATTTTTTTCTATGTAATCAAGATCAGGATTTCTTTTATATTTTATCTGACTTTCTATATTTTTCACAATGTTGTAGAAAACTTCCAAAAATTCTTTCAATTTTTTCGTGTCCTTAAAAATTAAACTTTCATAACTGTTCAGTATGAATTCAAAATTATTATAAAATCTCCAGCAGAACCCTTTGTCGGTTTTTAAAATTTTAAAATTTTTGGTCCATGTTTCAAAACATTTAATATCAATTTTTTTGATGTCAGATATCTTATACACTAAATCTAAATTTCCGTGAAGGTATATATTTTTCATTAAATCTAAAGACATTTTATTTAAAATAAAAATGGATACTGATAAAAAAACTCAAAAAGATAAACCTAGAACTGTTATAAGAAAGACAGCTATTGCCCTTTTAGTAATAGTTTGTGTTGTGGTATTTGTTACTATTTTATTCAGGGTTCTAAAAAAATTAGAGTCAGCAGGTCAGGGTTCTATTAGTAAGGGCAGTAGTGTCAGTGGAAGTATAAAGACTTACTATCAACCTGTTGATCCTTTTGGACCTTCTATACCGACAACCTACACATATCCAGGAGGTACTGGTTCTGGAAGTAAAATTCAAGGGACTCAATTGTGTCAACTTTACACATACGAAAATTTATTTTCAAACGGAGAACAAGGAACGACACTAGATGTTGTAACAAATACTAAACCAAATATAAATAATGTTTTTATAGATTATGTTAACGGGTTTAATCACACAGGGGGTGATTTTAAATGTGTTTCAGCGGATCAAATAGAAGCGATAAATGTTTCACAAGAATGTTTAGGTTCTGAACAGGCAAATATTTACAATGTATGTTATAAAAAAGATGGAGGTGTTGTGGAAAAAGGAACCAGCTATTCCTTTCCCACACAGTGTTCGACACTTCCTGTGTGTGACGGAATTTTAGGAATAATGACATTGAATTTCAAATTAAGTGGGACCAAGCTAGATACGGACGTCATGTGTCTTGGTGTTAGTACCATATCTGTTCCACCTGATGTTTACAGTAGCAATACTTTCGCCTACTACAGAGAACTAGGTATTTTAAATTCAGACACCGGTTTACAAAAAGGAACATCTGTTTATCCTGTCACATTAACAAGTTTACAATGTAATACAAAAAGCGCTGTCCAAAAATTCTTATTAACAAGTTATAGTTACGGATCACATATTCCCAAATCAGAGACAGGGCAAAAAACACAAGAAGAGATAGTGGGATTCTACCAATCAAAGACCACAGGTATTTATCAAAGTATTATTTACAAACCCTTTGATGCATATCTGGATGTGGATACAGAAAATTCTAATTCAAGTGAAACTAAATTCGTTCTGAAAAAATTACAAACTCCTTTGAAAAGTTCTGAAACATCCTCTCCAGAATCTGTTAAATGGATATTGTTTCCATCCTTAAATCAAAGTAGCTCCAGATACCCATCATCACAGAGATGTAATTTTATTCAGAGTGAAAAATTAAACGACAGATACAGTATGATAGCAACAGAAGTACCAGCAGGATCAGAATTCATCAAAAGTACATTTGATCTTGAAGTAACAAAAAATGTAGGTGATTTTTTAAGATATGGAAATTTAAAATATTTGTCTGTGGGACCTACCTATTGTTCTTATAAAAACACAGTGTATCCTGATTATGTATTTAGAAACCTGACACCTGGCTGTACACTCAACCCCTTTCTCTTCTATGATTACAATATTTTATCGAAGGAACTAAATCAACCCAATCAGAGTGATGTGAATCATTTTATTTTAGAGAGTTCCAGTGATCCTCTTACATTTAATTACGGGGAAAGGTTTTTAGATGGTTCATGTAATTTGGAAGTCGTAGATTACGAAAAATTTATTGTTGAATTTCCTGGAGAATATTTTACGAACACAGAAGGCGCTATATCAGATTTTGCAGTAAATGACATCAACAAAGATATAATTGATTCTGGTATGTACATCGAAAGTGGTTCTGGTTTAATATCGGAAGTAGTCGTTAGTGAGCCTCCGAAACAAAAAGATAAAACTAAAAAAGCTCAGTACATTTCTGGTGTTTATCAAAACATATCTCCTGTTTCTCAAACTGATTCTTCCGGAGGTACAACTCCGGGTTCGGGTGCTATTTTCACAATTACCGTTTCTTCCATTTTGAATGTCAGTACTGGATACAACAGTCCTAATGTTACTGCAGAAGTAACTCAAGGAGGACTGAACTATGAATTAAAAGATTTATTAACATTTAATTCCTCTAACATAGGAATGTCTTTGTTCACAAATCCTGTTTTTGAAGTTTCCGCCACTTACAAACAACCATATATTTTCAGAGCTGTGCCTATGAATTCCTCCGGAGTTCCTAGCAAAGATCCACTGAAAGCAGGACAGCAGGATAATTTTCCTACTAGAGATTTTTCTTTACTGGCTACTTTTGATAACGTGAACGGTTTAGTCCCTCTGACTAGTACTTTTTCAGAATCTATATTATCTTCTGGTTTTAACTATGAACTAGACAGTACTGTTTACATGATCCAGTTAGATACTGTTACGGGAAGTTATGGAACAAGTCAGACAAGAGACGCTGTCATAGATAACTTATCTAAGAATCCTCAGGATCTCAAAGGTTTCATAACTATCAAACCTGTTTCTGTCACGGATGGTAATTATTCTGGTAGAGCACCTGCTCCTTTTTCACTTCTACCAGATGGATCGACTATTCCTAAATTTAATTTTTTAGGTAATTCTTTGATGAAATTAGATAAGAGCAAACCTCAATTAGTGTATGGAGGTGAAACTTATTTAGGAACTTCTACACTAATTGAAACTTTTGCATCGACAGGAATAAAAGATGTTAAAGGGATAGAAAATTTCTTTGCTTCAGAAAAATCAGGTGGTCTGGAAACTGATGTGACCTTTCTAAAATCTCTCCAGTACAAAGATATCAAGTATGTGACTACTGAAGGAGAAATATCTGTCAATGGAGTTTCTCAAATTATTTTAGGAAAATACATACCTTATGCTTCTTTCACTCCAATGACTGGTTCTGATATTCCTGCCCAAACTGTCGGAACTGAAATTTATAATTCTAATACTTTTTCTTTCATTCCTTATGGTCAAGATAATATTTACGATACTAGTTTTCTGACAGGATACAATAATTAAATTTAATTAAATTTAATTATGAAAAAGAAGATCTATCCATAATACCAATAGCGTTTATGTTTGTCTTTGTAATATTTAACAAAATATTTTCTGGTCCTTCAATGGTGTACGGGGGATCTTTGATCATACATTCGAAAGAACAGTAACATCCTTTCCACCCCCCTTGTCTTCTAGGAAATCTAAGAGCATGAGACATATCTGCGATAATTTTATTACAAGATTGACATCTTCCACCAAACCATGTCATACCCGTTTTTGGATTGTAGATAATCTCATCATCATCTTCGTTTTCTAAACATTCGCAAAGTAGCATCCTGCAAGGTCCTTTTCCTTGAGGTCCGGCACAACAGTCCTTGTCCAAAATTCTGTTGAGAGGTCCCCAAACTCTTTCAGGAGATCCTATTTTCATTTTAAAGTCTCTTTCTTCTGATTCGTTACTGATCTTCAAAAAAGTACTTATGGATTCTTTGATGTTAGGAGGTAAGTCAGAGTAGAAAAAACTAGTTTCCTTTTTCTTATCTTTAGGTATGAATTCGTAGAAAAACTGCTCGGCATAATCAGGTAGTTCTTCAAAATTAACTTCTTCTCTGGCATCATAAGTACTTCCAACCGAAATAGTTTTTAACAGAGATATATTTTCGCCTTCATTTAAACTTACCCAGTAAGGTTTTTCATAAACTTCAGGATCAAAAACTTTCTTACTATGCAAGTACAAAATCATTGGTTGTGTATTTTTATCTTTAGTATCATCTATGTATCCTTTCATGTTTTCAAGTAGGGAATCAATATCTTCATTTTTTAGAGTATATTCATACGAGTACAATAAATTTTCAGCAACAATACTATAATTAGTTTCATTTTTCTTGTAAAAAGCTAGTCCGAGCATGTAAACAATATCGCTCAAGTATCTTAAAGTTTTCACAATATATCTAACTTTCATTTTACTTGCCACATAATCTCTACACAGCATAATGACAACAGCGTCTAAATCTTCTTCGTCGTCTAAGGGTTCTAGTAAATTCCTGATCTCTTCAGACCCCAATTTATAGTGATAAATATAGTCACAGATGTCTCCTACTAAATTAAAAAATTCTTCTTCTCCAGAAGATTTAGATTTGACAACCAGACCTTCGACAACAGACTTGTTATGTTTGTTATCTCCTTTCTTAAAAGATTTATGTAAAATATCCATTTTTAAAAGAAAGATTTTATTTTAAAATCAATTCTTAAAATAAAATGTCTCTAGCAAGTATAGAATTATTAGCAGGAGCAGGAGCAGATAAAATTAATAGAGGTATTGATTTAGAGAGAAGAGAAATAGCGGCTCTAACAACCTTATTTTTAAAAAACAAATTCTTTGCTCATCTTAAATTTGCCGTGGAAAACAGAAGACTGGAACCAGAAGAAATCATAAAAAATATTGAAAAAAACGATGCCCAAAGATTTGAATTTATGATTTTATTGGGATATCTTTTGAGAAACGGTATGGATCCTAATTATTACTTTGAAGGACCGTATCAGATAAGTTTACATATTGTTGTGTTCATAAATACTCTGATTGGAAATTCTCCATACAGAAGGTACATATTTGATTTACTACAATCCTCTGGATCTAATTTTAACTTGGTAGCTTACAGGGGTTCTAGAATGGATTCTAAGACTGTAGATGATGTTATAAAATTTATAGACTTGTCTGGAGCCGAGGAAATAGATCTAGAACCTTATATTTTTATCACAGGTTACACTCCAGTGAAAATAGAATGGAAAAATATTAAAAATATTTTATTAGACAAGCAGACAGATCCTAGGTCTACTGATAATATTTTAGAATTTATCGGAAATCAGGAACAGAAAGACATGTTCAGACTAATTATATTGGATATGGCAATCTCAGGAGACTCAAGAAATTGTCTTAACAATTCTACAGATGCCTGTCTCTTCAGGAATAAAATATGTGGTATGGAACAAAGTGCTTATCTGTCAATCAATAATCAAAATTTAGACCTGTTCAAAATAGTTTTAGACAAAGGTACAGATGTAAATTACATATGTATGACAGAACTCATATGTAGGTACAATAAATCTACCAAAGATGGAATACTTAAAAAGGTTTATGGTGAAATGATAAGTTATGCTGTCAAAACCGGTTCTCATATTGATAACAATTTACTACAACTTTTATCTCTAGAAGCAGATGTTGAATTGATAGAAAAATTAAGAGATGACTATTACAACCCAGAGTGGCAAAAATTATGTAGGAAAGATACGATAAAAGACGGATTTGCTAATAAAAGACTGCGACAGATAGCCTTTGATTTTGATATTGACTATGGCCTGACAACCAAAGAAATATGCGGCAAGTTAGAACAAATAAATGAGATGGACAGGATGACATATTTTAAATCTAAAGTAGCTAGGCAGGAACAAAGAATCATGAAAGGAGTGGAGGAAACAGGTAAAGTACCTCAAAACGCCGACCTAGACAGACTCAGATGTAATCCAAAAACACTACTCGTGAATAACCCCTACGCATACAATGACG